GATAGACCCCGTAATGAAGAAGATGATGAAATTATAGAGTCGGCAATGAACTGGGTAGAAGAGTGTACAGATGTTGTACAGATACTTTCTATGACCGAACATTAATCTAAGGTAGTAGGAGTAGATCGTGGCTAAAGGAAAGAAGACAGGCGGCAGGGTAGCAGGAACACCCAACAAAGATAACCAAAGCATCATGGATAAGTTAGCAGAGCTTAACTGTGACCCGTTAAAGGGGATGACAATCATTGCTGAGAAGTCTATGGAAGCAAAAGACTATGCTATGGCGTTTCAGTGCTTTAAAGAGCTGGGCCAGTATGTAGCGCCTAAGCGAAAGTCTATTGAAGTTAATTCGCATGTGTCGTTTGAGCAAAGTTTACACGGCCTTACGGATGACGAGCTAGATGCAACATTGAAGGGTTACAACCTTGATTCAACAAGAGTATAGCCGAGTCGAGTTAATCTTATTAGCTGAAGAGCGCATCAGGCGAAGCAAGGTGTACCGATACCGAGAGATCTTCCCTGACCTGTACAAGTTCCAGGCAGACACAGTGCGGTTTACTAAGAATAAGACTGCAGTATTACTGTGCGCGGCTAACCGAATAGGCAAGACCTATTTAGGCACTTACATTGACGCTGTTCACCTCATGGGTGATTACCCTGACGAGTGGGATGGTCACAAATTTGAACACGCACCGACTTGCTGGCTGCTAGGGTACTCAGGGGAGAAGACCAGGGACTTATTACAGACCGCATTGTTTGGCAGGTTGGAGGATCGAACATTCTTAGGTGGGTTAATCCCTGCTGACCTTATTGTGGATTATGTATCGATGACAGGCACAAGTGGTGCGATGCGTGAGGTCAGGGTAAAGCACACATCTGGCGGTGTATCGATCTGTCAGTTCTGGTCATACACACAGGGCCAACACGCTTTAATGGGTGACTCAGTCGATTGGTATCACATAGACGAAGAGCCAAAGGATCAAGCCATCTATCCACAGGTGGTAACTCGCACACTGACAGGCGACAAGGGTAAGGGTGGTAAGGGCATATTAACCTTTACTCCAGAGAACGGGCGCACTGAGACAGTGATTAGCTTCATGGATAACCCTGGTGAGGGTCAAGCGTTTATACAAGCTGGTTGGGATGACGCACCACACCTATCAGAAGACGCTAAACGATTAATGCTGGATCAATACCCTGCCTACCAACGAGACATGAGATCCAAGGGCATACCGATGCTTGGTCATGGCAGGATCTATGACCTAGACGAAGACTCAATCAAGTGTGACCCATTCAAAATACCTGATCATTGGTTCGTTGTTAACGCGATGGACTTTGGCTGGGAGCATCCGCAAGCTCACGTTCAGCTTATCGAAGACCGAGAGAGTGGCACGTTCTATGTCACACAAGCCTGGAAAGCGAGTCACATTGCTCCAGAGGTTGCGTGGGCGACAGTAAAGCCTTGGGCATTAGGAGTGCCTACATCATGGCCCTTGGACGGGTTGCAGACCGAAAAGAACGGCACAGCCAATCAGCAAAAAGATTACTACATCGATGCTGGTTTTGACATGTTGCACAAACACGCGACTTGGCCTGATGGCACTAATGGTGTCGAAGCTGGCTTGTATGAGATTAGAGATTTAATGATTAAGGGTCGGTTCAAGGTTGATCGCAATCTGCGTGACTTCTTCAATGAGTTTAATCAATACCACCGCAATGATAAGGGCAAGATTAGCAAGACAATGGATGACCTACTTGATGCGATTCGCTATGCCTACATGATGCGTAGGTACTCAATCCCGTGGGGTGAGCGCAACAGGCAATCATCACCAGGCGTTATAGGTTCAATCTAATAACCGAGCAGAAGTATGTGAAATTATGAATATTATTAAACAAACTCCAGAAATGATTTTAGAGAACTGGGATTTTTTTGCTAACGCTATCGAGTCAACTGCGAGAAAAATAGGCGAGGCATATACGCCTTTACAGTTCTACGAGGTGATTGATTCGGGTGAGGCCACAGCATTCAATGTTTATGAAGCTGATGAGTTAAGAGGGTTTCTGGTTTTAACAGATCATAACGACAGGTACACAGGAAATTCTGTGTTACACGTTGATTTTGTTTATCTAACTGGGCCTAGCTTAATTGCCGAGCTAGAAGAAACAATTAACAGGATTGCTGAAGAGGCGTCCTTTGATCAGATTGAGTTTAGAAGCCCAAGAAAGGGTTGGTTTAAATATTTAGATGCGGCTGGGTTTAAATCTAGCAGCACGTTTTATAAGGAGTTGTAATGGGCGGTTCATCTGGTGGTTCAAGTAGTGGTGGTGGCGGTGGCGGTGGCAATGATGACAAGCCAGCAAAGAAGAAAAAAGCTACGCCAAAAGCAAAAGTATACGCAAGCCCTAACGAGCAAGGCCAGAAAAGAGCTCCTAAAGCCAAAGTTAAAGCACCAAAAATTAACTATGGTGGAAACGGGAACCAACGAGCCAACTTGCCTAGTGAAGTTAGTAAGCCTGTTCGGCCTGCAACGCCTATAAAGTCTAAAGCAAAGACTACGCCAGTAGCGACAGCTAAGATTACTCAGCCTCAAGTTGAAGAAGAAAGGCCAAGTGGCACTCTTAAAGATGGCTTGGTTGGCCCTGCTAGCACAAACAATGTTCTAGCCATCAATAACACCGCACAATATAAAACCTCACAAGACCCTAAGTTACTAGGTGAAATGGGAGTCGAGACTAGACAGCCAGTAAACACTGGGGAGGTTAGCCAGTTTAACGAGCGAGGTAGAACTCCAGTTAAGACTCCTATGACACCAAAGCCATTGGAGCAAGGGTCTATTTCATTGGGCAGTGGCCCAGAAGCAGCAAACAAGAGAGCCATAGACCTACAAAAAGCTTATCAAGAGCCAGTACCAAGGGCTAATTTTGATCAAGCTACTTATGACTCAGAGGTTAAGTCTAACAAAGACTCGACCATACCAAGTGTTCTTTTATCAGCAATAAAAAATGACAAGTATCGTAACGATGAAGTCAGTTATAACCAGGCATATTACAAAGCCAGGAGAGCAGGAGGCGCAACTCAGGCAGAGCTTGCCGCAGAACAAAAGTCGATAGGCAGTGAAAAGATGTACTCAGGTGATCGTGTTATTACCAAAGAGGATCAAGCAAGATCAAAGTACATTCTAGCTGGTATTGAGAGAACTGGCGTTACACCTACAGTGACCTCTGAAAAGTCTGGTTTCTTTGATGAGATGACTACGACAAAAAGCTCCTATGACATTGGCACAGGTAAGCCAGTGACCACCACAACGCAAGAATACAAGCCGAACATTCTAGGTGTCCAACTTGGTGACAATATTACTAAGACGTTTGTTAATGGCGTGGCGACTTATACCAAGACAGGTGATGGTGATGCTAAGACTTCAGATTTAGGGTCGCTAAAACAAAGATCACAGTCTTCACAAGATCCTATTGCAGAGATGCAAGACATTGATAATCAGATCAAGACTGAGACTGACCCTGTCATCTTAAAAGCTTTACACAAGCGCAGACTAATGCTGATGCGTATGAATAGAACCAATACTAGATTCGCTGGATTATTAGGCGAAGCTGACACGAAACGAACAAACCTGATGAGTATTAGCTAATGGAAGTGTATGAAAAGGGCAAACAAGCAGAGCCAACTGTGTCACCTATTGCGTTACTCAAGCGTTATGACCGATTAAAAGGTGATCGCACTAACTGGGATACGATGTGGGAAGAGTTAGCAACTTACCTAATGCCTGGTAAAACTGACTTCATTACAGCTAACACCAGAGGCACTAAACGGGCCGCTGAGGTGTACGATTCTACGGGCATACACGCATTACAGATCCTTTCTGCATCGCTTCATGGGTCGCTTACAAGCCCCTCAACCAAGTGGTTTGGATTACGCTTTCGTGAAGACGCGCTAAACGAAGACAAGGATGCAAAAGATTGGCTTGAGAAATGTTCCAAAGGTATCTTTCAAGAGTTTGGTAAGTCTAACTTTTCGACAGAAGTGGCTGAGGCTTATCAAGACATGGTGGGCTTTGGCACTGCTGTATTGCAGTTTGATGTAAAGACTAAAGAAGCTGAGTTCGATGGCTTCAATTTTAGAGCCTGTCACTTAGCTGAGGTGGTGGTTGCTGAGAGTGAAGAGGGCCGTATCGATACTGTATTTCGTAAGTTAAAGCTGACTGCCAGACAAGCTCACCAGAAGTTTGGCGATGCGTGTGGCGAGAAGTCCATGAAAGCTTTAGAGACTGATCCTGATAAAGTGTTTGAGTATGTCCAAGCTGTGTTTCCGCGTGAGTTAAAGGGTGAACCAGCAATGGTTGCGCCACCTAATATGCGTCCGTGGGCCTGCTATTTTATTAGCGTGGCTGACAAAAAGATTTGCAAAGAGTCTGGCTATTATGAGCTTCCGTTCATGGTTCCTCGTTGGGCTAAGACTACGGGTGACGTTTATGGCTTTGGCCCTGGTTGCGTAGCTCGACCTGATGTTAAGACCTTAAATGAGGCCCGTAAGCTTGCTATGAAAGCGTGGGAGAAGAGTATAGACCCACCACTCAAAGCCATGCAAAACGGAATACTAGGCAAGATTGATTTGCGTCCAAGCACAGTAACGTATGTGCGTGATATGAATAACCTAGAGCCAATTGTCAATCAAACGAACTGGAATGCTGACAGCTTAATGCTAGGTGATGTTCGTGCATCAGTAAGACGCATATTTTTTTCTGATCAGCTTGAGTTAAACGAAGGGCCACAGATGACCGCTACTGAGGTTCAAGTGCGTTATGAACTAATGCAGCGTTTGCTAGGCCCGACTCTTGGACGCTTACAGTCTGAGTTCTTAAACCCTATTGTTGAACGAGCTTTTTATTCCATGTTGCGTGGCAATGCGCTGCCACCAATGCCCGAAATCTTACAAGAGGTAGGAGGTGATCTGGACATTGAGTATGTAGGCCCATTAGCACGATCTCAGAAGATGGATGAGGTGACAGGCATTCAACGCGCAGTGGATGGGATCATGCAACTGGCTCAAGTTAACCCAGAGGTGTTGGACATTGTTGATGTAGACAAGGCAGGGCGCACGATCTCAGACAGATTAGGTGCGCCTGCTGATATGTTGCGAGGTGTTGAGCAAGTGGGTGAGATTAGGCAGTCACGACAGCAGCAGCAACAGGCACAAGCTGAGATGGATCAAGGCCAGCAAGAGATTGCAGGCGCACAGCAAGTAGCCGATTTGGAGCAGACAGTAAATGGATCAGTTCAGTAAGGACATTAAAGAATTATTTAGCAGCAAAACAGGCGAGAGAATACTTGCCAATATGGCAGTGGCCTATGGTGATCGGATCTCGTTCTCCACAGACCCCTGTGAAACTGCCTTTAAAGAAGGGCAGCGAAGCATATATTTAGAAATTAAAAACGTAGTGGAGAAGAAACATGAGTGAAGAAGCAGCAGCAACAGAGTCTTGGCATTCTGGGTTATCTGATGAGTACAGGGGTAATGAATCTCTGTCGCAGATACCTGACCTAAACACCTTAGCTAAATCATACTTAGACGCACAACAATACGCAGGCGGCTCTATTCGCATACCAGGCGAAGATGCCTCTACAGACGATTGGACAGCGTTTAACGCAAAGCTTACCGACAAGGTTCCTACGTTGTTAAACCTTCCCAGCGATGAATCTGAAGCCCGTAATGCGATGTATGCTCGACTAGGCCGTCCAGATACTAAAGATGGCTATCAAGTTGATGGTGCTGACCCTGACTTTTTAGAGTGGGCGCATGACAACGGGCTATCGACTGCACAAGTCAAAGCATGGCAAGAGAATACCCAAGGTCAATCTAGTCAGGATCAACAAGACACTGACGCAGAGATGCAAGCGGCTAA